CGGCTTGACCTGCCTCGTCGAGGCCGGTGTATCGGAAGGCGAGTGCCACGACCCGCGCATCGTCGCTATCGCCCTCGACGATGGCACATGGCACAACCTGCCGTCGCCCGTCGCCGTGTGGGATGACAAACTTGCTGACGAGTTTGAGAAACACGCCGACACGGTAAACCGCGAGTGGAAAGCGCAGGAACGATACGAAGCCGAGCGCGATTACCGCGAATCACTTTACATCCCGTAAGGAGGACTACCATGACTTACCGATCAATGGCTGACCTGCTGGCCGAAAACGCCAACCTGCAGGCCGCGCAACAGGAACTCGCCGCACTCAAACTCGCCTTCCTCGCCCTGCGCGTTGACCCCGTGACGCTTAACCATCGTGGGTCTGACCTGTGGACGCAGTTTGAGACGCTGACCTCGCTTGCTAGGGCTTGCGGCCTCGGCGCGGAGTTTAACCGGGCGATGGCGCACCGCGACCAGTCAAGCATGGATGACTTGTACCGCCACGCGATGACCGTTGATTCAGAAACCGCTAGCGCTTTGGCTGACGCCGCCGAATGGATGGGGACGTGGGTACGCGAGGCACAGCAGGCGTCCGTGTCGTTTCGTCGCGCTGCGGGTTACATCGCGGACGCGCAGCGGGTGGTTCGATGACCCGCGACGAGGCGACCCGAGCCGCTATCCTGCTCGGGCTGATCGTGGCGCTTGTGCTGATTGCCGCCTACCTTGTGCCTTGCGGCGATGGCGGCTGCACGGTCGAGGAGGTGCAACGTGGATGACGGGCGGCAGCAGCAGGAAAACGAGGAGCGCCGGTACTTTGAAGAACTGGTGTTCCTGAAGTGGACGCAGGCCGATATCGACCGGCACCGCGAGTTGCTTGCGGAACTGCGCGAAATGAACGAAAAGGCAAAGAGGATGTTTAAATGAGCGAACTGCTAAAAATCAACGTAAACGACCACATCGAAAAGAAAGGCAACCTGTCTTATCTGTCGTGGGCGTGGGCATGGGCCGAGGTGCTGAAGATTGACCCCGGCGCGTGGTGGAACGCGCATGAGTGGGCCGACCGCCCTGCGATGTTCCTGCCGGACGGAACGGCAATGGTCAAAATTTCGGTCGAGGTCAAGGGCAGCACCAAGACCTGCGTTCTTCCGGTCATGGACAACCGCAACCGCGCAATCGTTAACCCCGATGCGTTTGCGATCAACACCGCCATCATGCGCTGCCTTGCCAAAGCGATTGCGATGCACGGGCTTGGCCTGTACATCTACGCGGGCGAGGACTTGCCCGAATCGGAAAAGGTCGAGCCTAACCCCGAGGTGTTGGCGCAGATTGCTGCGGCGGCTGACTCGGCGGCGCTCGTCGTTTTGTTCAAGTCGCTTGACCCCGCTATCCGCGCCGTCCACATGGACGCTTTTACCGCCCGCAAGAAGGAACTGGCCTGATGGAACAGCGCACCGACGAATGGTTCGCCGCACGGCTCGGCAAGGTCACGGCATCCCGCGTGGCTGATGTGGTCGCCAAGACCAAAAGCGGCCCTGCGGCATCCCGCGCAAACTACATGGCTGACCTCGTTGTGGAACGGCTGACGGGCCAGAAGGCATCCTCGTTTACTAGCGGCCCGATTGAGTGGGGGATTGCACAAGAGGATAACGCCCGCGCCGCCTACAGCGCCAAGACGGGCGAACTGGTCGAGCAGGTCGGGTTCATTGACCACGCCACCATCGCGGGGTCGGGCGCGTCCCCTGACGGGCGCATCGGCGGGTCTGGCGAGGGGCTGGTCGAGTTCAAGTGTCCGGCGACCGCGACCCATCTGGAATACATCCTCACGGACACCGTGTTGGGGAAATACATCATCCAGATGCAATGGCAGATGGCTTGCACGGCTTCGGCGTGGTGCGACTTCGCATCCTACGACCCCCGGCTCCCGCCGCACCTTCAGTTGTTTATCAAGCGTGTGCCGCGTGATGAAAAGCACATCGCGGAACTGGAGGCCGAAGTGACCAAGTTCCTTTCCGAGTTGAGTGACAAGGTTTCTAAACTGCAAGAGGTGAAACTGTGAAAGAGTACGACAACAACAATCGCGGCGTCCTGTTCAAAAACGACAAGGGCGGCAACGACAAGCGCCCCGATTACCGGGGGTCTGCTGTCATCGACGGCGTGGACTTGAACATCAGCGCGTGGATCAAGGCGAGTCAGAAAACCGGCGACAAGTTTATGTCGCTGCGCTTTGAGCCGAAGCAGGCCGCACCGCCGAAGGCGACCCGCGCCCCGGTGATGGACGAGACGCCCTTCAAATTTGACGACGCTGATTTGCCGTTCTGATGAAGCGCGTTTTCCCCAAAGGCACTTCCGCTGACGCGATGGCAGCAGCCATCACGCGCATGGTTCAGGGGCTTACCCCTGACCGTGTGTGGGCGGTCGAAGTGAGCGAGTGGAAGAAGCCCCGCACGAATCAGCAAAACGCTTACCTCTGGGGTGTCGTTTACCCGATGGTGCTAGAGGCAGGCGGCGAGGCGTTGGCGGGGTGGACGCGGGATGACCTGCACGAGTATTTTTTGGGCGAGGTGTGGGGGTGGGAGACGCTAGAGGGCTTCGGCAAGAAACGCCTGCGCCCCTTGAAGCGCACTTCTCGCATGACCGCAGCCGAGTTCACCGAATACCTGCACGGCATCGAAAACAGGCTGATGGACTTGGGCATTGGGCCGCTACCGGAACCGATATATGACCAACCTGCGTAAAGAAGCGCGAGGCCGGGGCTGCATGGTGCGTATCCCCGAGGTCTGCAACTGCAACAGCGAGACGGTGGTGCTTGCCCATGTGCGTATCGCGGGTATCAGCGGCATGGGACTGAAGGCACCTGACCTGCTAGGCGCGTGGTCATGCTCGGCCTGTCACGACGCTATTGATCGGCGGGCGCACCTTGACCTCGACCGCGACTATGTACGGCTGCTGCACCTTGAAGGCATGGCGAGGACGATTAACCAACTGTTGAAGGAGGACAAACTGTGAGCGTGATTGTTGACCTTGAACCGTGGGAATACGAGTGGGCTGCTCATGTTGGCATCCGTCGCTTCACGGCAAACTGGAACAAAAAAGATGCGGCGCACTACGACCGCAGCCGGATGGAAGATGACCGCACGGCACAGGTAGCGGCTTGCGTGTGCGAAATTGCCGTGGCGAAGCATTACAACCGTTATTGGTCGGGGTCGGTGTGGACTGCAGCGCAGCATGACCATTTCAAAACCCGCGTTGCCGATGTGGGGACAAACATCGAAGTCAAGCGCCTGCGAACGCGAACCGAAGCCCCGGTTAGGCGCAGTCAGTATGGGAAAGGGCTAGTGTTGGTAGTGGCAAAGCCGGTCGAGCCAGAAATGCGAAGCATTGAGATTTTTGGCAGCATCAAGTACGACAAGGCTTGGGAAACCGGCGCTCCCGCCGACTACGACCCCCAGAACACCCGCGTCATCGACATTACGAGGCTTGCAGCAGCATGAACACAGAACCCGGCGTGAGCCACCTTGACCAGTTGTGGCACGAGTGGCGCACCTTGCGGCTCCGGTTGTCGGCGCTAGAGCGTGAAATCAGCCGGGTTGAGGGCGGCGGTAAGCCCACGGTCAGGCTCGACAACCTGCCCCCGGCGTATCTGATGCAGGGCGCGGAAATGCCGAAGCGGGAGGCGCGATGAAACTCACCGACCGGGAGTTGGAGGCGGCGTTAGCCGATCTGCACGGGCTGATTACCACGCATAACGGCATCGTCGGCACCCTTGCCCACCTAAAACGCGAGGTGGCGACCCTTGAGGCGTGGCGCGTGACCGACCTAGAGGCTATCCGCGAGGCAGATGCGGCCGTGTACCGGCTTACGAGCGCATTACAGGCGATTGCGCGGCTTCCTGACCCTGCGGCAAGGGCTATTGCGGAGAACGCTCTTGACGCTGCATAACGCGGTACAGGCGGCGATTGTGATTATCGCCGGGGGATGGGTATTGACCATTACAGTTGCGGTGGGGTACCTGCTTTGGCTATCCCGAGACGATTAACCCATTTCGGATTTATCTTTACCACAGGCGCAAGATTTGCGGTAAAGTCGTTAAAGACTATACACAGGAGGACGACGATATGA